CGAATGTCCTTACGAGAAGCGGTCAATACATTTGATCGATCAATACCAACTGTGGCGGTTTGGCTAGTGCTTGAGATGTACGCGGTAAAGTCTGTGTTTAGACCGGCAAGTGCATCGGGTGCTTGAAGATCAAGGTCCACTGCGGTGACGACGAAAATTTCGTTATCTAGAGGGGACAAAGATAGATCCACTTCAAGTTGAGTGAATGTGTTTGCTGCTGATTCGGTAAGGCCGGATGAGATTTGAATCTCGGATGATGTCTTTTTGAACGCCATGTCTTGGGCTATCCCTACTCATCTTATTATATTACTTCCAACACAGCAATCAGTGTTCTACGCCTCTTCGTAGTGGGTTAATGCGTAGCAGTACCCCATCTACACCATCCAATCTACAAAATATGGGATATGTACATAAGTAAATCCCGCTTGGGTCTACATATGTGCGTACAATGCTCAAGGTGCAAATCAAACTTTTACTGCCGACACAACCGTGTTTATACTCATCAACACCCCACAAATTGCGAATATAACTTTAATTTCGTGTCATCATGCAAGGATTGTTGGGCAAAAGAGGGGTTGATTGGATGAAAGTCAACAGAACTTACAGCATCGACGTAAGTTTAGTTCAAGCTTTGCGATCCAAGCGAAACCAATCCGACACAGTTTGCCGAGCATTGCGCTTGTACCTTGCCGGTGAGGATGAGTTTTCGGTCAGTCAAGTGCCATCAAGGAATCTTTTGGCCGCTCTGAGCGCCCGTAACGACATCAGCGAGCAACTAAAGGCCGTCATTATCGCAGAACTGACCAACGGAAGTGAGTAAATGGCTAGAATTGCATTTCCTGTAGAAGAAGTACGTAGAGAATTGAAGAAATTGAAGATAACAATGGAGCGTTTTGGTTATTATCGCTATAATCACTATCGTGCTTACAAGCGAGTTGATGGAAAATTCATCCCTTATGGCTGGAATGTTGAATCAACACCAATGGCAATTGAGCAATTTAATGTCACTTTTCTTGATTCACAGCTTCAATAATGTATACATTAGATCCCTGGTATCTAATGTATACAATACCGAAGCTTCAGGAATGTATACAATAAGTCTTCAGGGCAAATCATTTCTTCAAATCTTTCCTGAGACCCTTGAGTTCTGTGAGGATTTGTTTCAAGACTGTCATGATCGTAACCATAATCTCACATCTTCTTTCGCAATCGGTGTGCGAGTTTGGCAACATCGGCTTGAGTTTTGCCTTTCTTTAATTGCCCATTTTGTTTTCGCATACGCTTGTTTGCTTCTTTGAATGCTTTTGACAATTTCTTGTCAGCAGCCCGGGCGGATCGCGAACGCTTTCGTTTTGGTTTTGATACTGGTGTCAAAGGAAATACAAATTCAGGACCCGCTTCTCCAGTCAATCCAAGCGTTGGTTGCATCACAAATCCGCCTTTAGCAAAGTCTTCAAGAACAACGCCTCGCTTTTCTGCTGTCTGATCTACAAGAGCACCATTCAATTTTCGCCCCGGAGGGCTTGCAAGGAACGCCGCAACCTCAGCAGCAGCCAAAGGACCACCTACTGCGCCTGCGGCAGCGGTAGCAACAACCGCGGATATGCTCATCAATAATGACTTAGCATCAACCATTTAGATCCCTCAAGCAGAGAGAACTTCGGATTGAACAAGAGCGGCGTAGGTGCTTGCATCGGCACGTGCACGATACCCGTAGACTCGACAGTTCACACGCTTAGCGGCTGCGTTGTTGTTTCCTTGGCAGCCAAGGAAGAAGTTATTTGTGGCGATAATACCAATGTAACCAGTGTCACCAACAGGCGAGGTTAGACCTTGTTGATCGAAGCCAACTCCACCATCAGCAAAGCCAGCAGCACGAATGTCCTTACGAGAAGCGGTCAATACATTTGATCGATCAATACCAACTGTGGCGGTTTGGCTAGTGCTTGAGATGTACGCGGTAAAGTCTGTGTTTAGACCGGCAAGTGCATCGGGTGCTTGAA